AAAGAAGGTGTTTTGCTTATGAAGGGAAGCATCATAGGCAAAAGGAAATGTGTAGTATAGTTTCTAGCTAAACTACTGGATGATATCGAGGGTGAGCGACCCAGTGCGTTTAAGGGACTCAAGGTGCTCTTTACGCATATCCCAAAGACATTCTTCCCTATGCCATTTGAGTTCGTGTAATAATTGATAAACACTCTTTAATTCCTGACCTGATTTAAGAGTACCGCCAGTATAAAGACTACGTTCTATATCCTCATCACTCATTTGAAATACAAGAGGAGGGTTTTCACAGTCCATTTCGGCTACAATGAATCTAAAGTTCTCAAGCTTATAATCTTTAAGATTTTGGTCTTTATTCATGTAATCTCTAATAGCTGCTGTGTAAAACGCACCTTGTCTGAAATATCCATACTAATATAACTTTTCTCAAATTCAAATACAGATTTACCTGTGGTCTTTAAGTCAGTTGGAATTATACGCTTATTAGTATGGTCTATTATAACTCTGTCTAAATAAGATTTACATTGAACACCTTCAAGCTCGAAGAATATTTCCATTTGATCAATAGTTTCTATCAATGGATGAGAAGCTGCATCTTCTATATAGAATTTAGTATGCTCATTTGTTTTAAGCATATGTACAACTTCTTTTACTTGAGCATATTCAGTTTCACTGAGTAATTTTCTATCACCAGCTTGCAGAATCTCATTATAATATTTCTTTGCTTCAGAATTAGGAGCTTCAAACTTTTTAAGCACTGCCGCTTTACTAAGTTTAAATCCTGATTCTTTGTAAGCAAGCTCAAATAGATCTTCAAACTCTACATGCTCAGCTCCTTCCATAGAACCATATTGTACTAATTTTTGACAAAGATCGCCCATCATACCAGAAGGACGCTCAATTGACATTATAGCAAATTGGTCTTCAAACTTTTCAGGTTCTGTTATCAAACAATCTACTGCGCTACCTTTTGAAAAGTATCCTGTTCTTACTTCTTCAGGATTTAGTACATGATTCATGTACAATTTTGGCGAATGGGCAAACAGATTAAGAGATGATACACTCATCCTATGCGCATTCAATTTTTCATAATCTATCATATGATCTGTATATTAAATACTAATTTTCTATCATCAGAAGGTATATAACTTACTTGACCAGCGCTGCGTACATATGCAACACTGTCTTCTGGAATCTTGCCCTTCTCTACAAGAGTGTCCATAAACCATTTGACCCAAGGCCATTGATTATCGCAATCCCATTTATCAGAAACATAAGGTTTATATATATCAAGCCACACACGTAGATAACACCCAGTAGGTATTTCTATTTCGGGTAAGTTGTCAATATATTCTCCTAAATATCTATGCATCCAACGAGCTACTTTTGCCCTGGCTGTGTAATGTAAAGAACCATCGTATATTCTTTGTCCATTTATTGTCCAATACTTAGGCTTACCTGCTACTAATGGATTTGCAATTACTCTATTTTTATTGTGGTCTACTAAATAGCCCTTTTGATCAAAATACAAATGACCTGATTTTAGTTTAGCAAGATGCTTTTTAGGTATTTTATTATTTTTTTGATCAATTCTTTTAAAATACTTTGCCCTACGTCTTTGACTGATAGGGACTTTATCTTCATAGTTTGGAATAACTACTTTCCATGTCTTTCCTATTTTTGACATTTTACATTCTTTAAAAATTCAACCGCACTGCCTTCTCCTTCTGCTTTTATAAGATCTGATATGTCTTTTTGACGTTCTACAAATAGCACATCTATTGTAATTATGCTATCAAATTCAGATCTTAGATATTCATTCAATTCTTGAGCCCCGTTACGCCCTGATTGGTCATTATCAAATATAATTGTGATAAATTTTACTTGTTTGGATTTAATTATCTCTACCATTTTTTCGTACTGGGTCTTAGTATTTTCTGATTGCGGAGCAATAGCAGAATAACCAAGACTATCTAGTACCATTACATCTTTTAGAGATTTTGTAATTATCAAACAATCTACTTTTTCAGGAAGTTGTGTCTCACCTTGTATGTCAAGCTCAGTTGTATTACTTAACCATTTAATATCTGTATTAAGAGGTCTATAAACTTTAACTGAACCTGATGGGAATTTGTAACAAAAAATAGGCTGAGTATATGCATATCGTAGTATTAGTTTTTTATCTAAGAATATAAACTTACCAGAATACACATTATACTTATTAAGCGTTTCAGCATTTATATTGTACGCTGCCCAATAATCCAAATCAAACTTTGTAAATACTTGAGGTTTAAATTGAATTAGTTTTTTACGATTTTCTTGTTTTTCTACATTGTAAACTACACGCTTGGGGGAGGAAGAGGGGTAAGCGGAGGTGTGTGATAATTTTAGACCTAGATCTTTATCTATTATACTCAATGCTTCTTTAAAATCTACATTGTGTATATGCATTACCAGGTCAAAACAATTACCAGACAACCCATTAAAGTCTTTAAACTTTATGCTCCCATTGCCTGCCATATATAAGACAAAAGAGGGGTTTAAATCCTCTCTAAGCGGGCTAGAGTAAGCTTTGCCTAGTTTGAAATCAAACCCCATATAATGCCTTATAATGTAAGACTCGCTTACTAATTCCAAAATATTGGCTTTAGTAAGCTTTTTAGGAACTCGTATGTTCCTTGAGTCATACATTAGTTGTTATTTAAAATGGCAGATCATCGTCTGTACTTGCAACTTCAGCAACAGCTTTAGTCTCTTCTTTTTCCAACTTATCGTATTTACCAATACGTAGTTTACTAGGAGAAGTCTCCATTGTTTCTACAAACGGAGCGTAGTTAGGAAGAGAAGCGTAATCACGATAGTTGTATACAACTTTTAATCGAAGAGCTTTGCTGTAATCACGGTTCTGCATTAACTGCACTACATTATCACAGAAAGAACTCCAATCCGCTCCTGATACTACAAATTGATCTGCAGAAATAAACTGAGTACAGATATGCTTAATTCTGATAAGCATACTGTTCACTCTACGACTAACAGCATCTTCTTTAGATTCTCCTTCTTTAGGTGTAACATATTGAGGATTAATCTCAAATTCGTTATGCATTAAAGAATTACCGTCTGAATCAGTAAAGTTAAAGCTAAGATAACTGTTACCATTTTTATCAGCTTTTTTCTCTAATCCACTGAATTTAACATTCTCATTAATTCCTACAGGAATAGGACTCATACCATTTCCTGCATCTACTGTAAGATCTTTGCTAATAGAATACATTTATTTATTTCTATTTAATTAAAAAATATCATCGAAAGCAACTTCTTCTGTTTCAACTTCTTCAACAGTGCTTTCCTCTGTTGTAATAGCTGCTGACGTTTCAGTTGTGTCAGTCCAATCTTCTCCCTCTCTAGTATCTTCAACACTAGTAGACGTAACCTCAGTATCTTCAGTTGAAGCTGTAAGTCTATAGAAAGTATATCCTTCGTATTCTGGATAAGTCACTGGTGTCTCATCCACGTACAAAGTACACTCTCCAGTACTAGACAACCCAAACGTAGATCTAAGATCCCTGTTGTGAGGTTTGTTTGTTGCATACCCTTGAGCATTGATAGCAATACCATTGTTATCTGGTGCTAAATACACATATGTGTGCTTTTCATTTGATTCAGGATATGCAAATCCAATGCGATTAGTATTTTTTGTAATACGTAATCTACTTACAAGATTTGGAGACAATCTCATTCTACCGTTGTCGGTTAGATTAATACAAGAAGTATCTCCATACTTGTTCATTCTTTCTACTTTTTTACCTACAAGTTTCATTTTAACTATTGTATTCGGTTACTGTTTCAATTACATTATTTAGATCATTAGTGATCTTTAGATCTTCAAACATGCCACGAGGCGATTTAGCTGTAGTAGTGCCGTCACTTTGCGTTACAAAGTATCTTTGAATATTACCGTTCTCATCAGGAGACACATCGGTAAATAATACTACGGTAAACATACCTTCTATATTAATTTTCTCGTCAACAAGTTTACCGATAGTTTTGAACTTCAGTTTTCTGTTGCCTTGTAAATCTGTAGAAGCTTCAGCATGACCAAACATTGTAAATGTAATGTCATCTCGCATGTTTTTACCAGTATTGATTATTTCCCAGGCATGTAACCCAATATCAGTAAACTTATCAAAGCCACGTTCATTAGCTCTACGCATAAACTCGTTAGCCATGATATATTGAAAATCATCAATAACCACATTTTTAATATGTGGCATATTCTTATCAATATGTTTTAGCATATTGACAATCTTCAACGGATCATCCGTACTTAGGTAATTACCAGTAGGATTTTCTTTTGATAAAGGCGCATATTTTGACTTCCAGCCTCTAAAAGGAAGTGGTTTATTTGCTACGTTAACGATAAACGTAGACTTAGGATCAAGCTGTTCTATACTAGTGGATTTGCCACTGCCTGATTCCCCAATTACTAAGATTTCTTGACTCATTATGAAAAAATTTGATTGTATTCGTCTACTGTGTTATGTTTAAGATTATCTAGCATACTTAGTACTAAGCCACTCTCGCCATCGCGGTTTTTAATCACATGCCAATATATCATACATTGTGTGTGATTGGTTGGATGGACAACAGGTAGATTTTTAGGTCCGTATGTCTGAAGGTGTAACATAAATGGTTTATGCGATACCATCACATAGTCTGAACCATGAAACACAGCATCACTACCGAAGATGTCTTTCTTCATAGGATAATGTTGCATAGGATTCGCTAAACGCTCGGACTTCTCTATCTCTCTGTTGAGCTGACTCAGTGCTATAAAGATACATTTTATTTTCTTCTTAACGAACATGAACATACCATAAAGTCTAGATAAAATTTCACGTTCTGCGGCACCTTGAGCGCCTCTAGTAAGTAGAGTATGGTCAAGAAATATAACAGTACCATAGTGTTTGCCTTTTATCTTTTTTTGTTCTTCATGGAATTTCATAATTGTACTGAATATTTCTTGAACTGTGCCAGGCACGTCCACATAAAATATATCGTAGTTAGAAATCTCATTGTTAATATGATTTTCTGCTATTTGAAAATCGCCATCTGACAATGAAGCCTGACCTGAATACAGTTCTGTAACAGTTCGTGACATCTTCGCTGATATTTTCCTACCAACTTGTTTAAGTGCCAACATCTCGAAATTGAAACTCAGCACAGAAAAGTTTTCGTTAGGATTATGATCAAAGAAACTTGTCTCTAACTCATTTGCAATACTTGATTTACCTGAACCTGACATACCAGCAATAGTCATAATAGTATTCCATTCGATACCGCCCGTTAGTCTGTTGTTCAGTTTAGGCCATCTTGTTTTAAGCGACCTAATTGCACCCTTTCTCCTCTTATCAATATAATCTAAAGCTTCGGTACCAGCAATACTGATATGTTTGTAGTCTAGACTATTCGATTTTTCCGCCATAATTTACTGTTTTAACAGGTTTGTAATTAGGGCCACTAATATGACCAAGAACGTCACGCCATATCTCTTGTAAGAGCCAGTTTTTCAGTGTTTTTAGATACGGAAGATTACCTGAGTCAGTATATCGTCTGACATAGTATTCAATCGCATCTTGCATCTGTTGTGGTGTTGCTCTTTTACCAGTTATGATTTTAACATAAAGTTCTTTAATCTCTTTAGTGCCCTCTTTCAAATAAGACTCCGTTCCATTTGTACGTCTTATCTTTACAGGATAAGCATCTAGGAACTTTTTAAACTCGGTATCATATACCGAATCTGATATTTCAGTGATGTCTTCATCACCTAGAAAAGGATTATCAGATTTTTGATCAGCATAACTATCTACAAGACCGTAAATAAAATCATCGCCTTTCTCTGTACTGATATATCCTTTATCGCCATCAAGACGCAACAAAAAACCTTTAGTAACAAGTTTACCATACACTGAAAACAGTTTTAAGTCTGTGAATTTCTCTTGGTATTTATCTATAAGATGTTCTTTATCATAGACTTTACAGTATAGAATAAAATACTCCCTAAGAGATAGATTGTTTTCTATCAATGTTTGAATAAATGGTTCACCAATTGCTACCATAGTTAATAGTTTAAAGATTAGAATAATTGTCGGCTTGGATTATAAGCCTTTCTCTCTCGTATAAATACTCATCTTCTTCAGGAAAAGAATATTTGTATTTAGATATCTGCCAGTCTCTAACTTTTATACTACTTCGTCTAACGACTCGACCCACTTTACTTTGTCTTTTTGAGTTCTTTTTCTTACCCATTTTACCTCTTGACTACCTTTTATAAATAGATTAATGTAAATAGCCTCTTTGTTATCATCCGTTTTACGCAATGTTCTTCCTTTTCTTTGGATGTTATCTAAGGCTTTGGAGCTACCAGCAGCACATATACCAAGACTGCAATCAGGAACATTAAGACCTGCATTAAGAGCCTTTACTGAACTAATAACACGTTTATTAGAACTAGCAAAATCTTCTAATGCTTTGTCTCTTTCCTTTTTAGACAGTTTTGAATGAAATGTAACGCATTCAGCTCCAAGGGTTTCTTGCAGTTTTTCTGCAAACTCAATAGACTCACTAAATACCAATGCTTTTCTATCTGAGAATTTTTTAATTATCTCATCAGTCATTTTGACTTTATTTACAGCATTGTAGCAGATCTGTTTTCTCTTTTGCATAGTTGTATAAAATATGTTTGCCCATTTTGCTTTGTCTCTATTTTTAGACCTTCGCCATTTAGTGGCATTGGCAAACGCACTGTATACTCCTCCCAAATGAGAAGCAGCCTGATTGTAAAGCTTATCCACCCTTTGATATTGAAGAGCTTCGAGAGCTGTAAAACTTACACCTAAATTGTAGACCCTGTGTTTTGATACCAACTCTAATTTGCTGGCTTTTCTAAGGTCTGTTTTCATCAATATAGGTGAAAAAGATTCTAAGTATTCTCGATACTCTTCATTCTCAGGGGGAGTAGCAGTTAGACAATAAATAGTCTCCCAGTTATTGTATTCGTAAAAATTACGATACACATAAGATAGAGTAGTGTGTACTTCATCTACTACAACTATAGACCATTTCTGATTTGATAGTTTGTAAGCAGATTGGATACACATAAACTCCACTCTTGGCAGAAGATGAGATAATTCCCATTTTCTGAACTCGTTAACCCATTCATTGTCTCTCAGGTTTTCCGTTGGCACTATAACAAGTGCCTTATTACTTTCTGACATGTTTAAGATATGCTCAATTGCCATAATACCTATCCTGGTTTTACCAAGACCAGTAGCAGCAATTGAAGTACCTTTCATGCCATTTTCTTTCCATGTATTAAAATGTAGTTGTTGCTCAGTATCTTTTTCTATATTC